CATCAAGTCCAACTGCTTCCGCTTCCTCTCCTGCGTCACAGCGTCAGGGAACTCTTCCAGCACCTCCAAGTCCGACACGAAGGAGTATAAGGCACCCAAATGCGAGTTCAAGACTTCCAGCAACTGCTCTTGGTCTTGAACCAACCCCTTTGCCTTGGCAATGGAATACATCCGCTTCGCAACCTTCATATACTTGCCCTCTGCCTCGTAGAGCAGAATGTCCTCACCTAACGACTGGAAGAGGTCGGGCAAGTCTGCGTAGGGTTTGCCTCCATGCGTCCACAACACAATGTTACTGACCTCTACATACTTGTCCTTGACCCATGCGACCAAGTCCACCTTGGTAATGCCTGGACTCTTCATTGCCTCCTCCAACCGAAACACACGTCCTCTATACTTCTTGACCCCTGCCTTGACCTCCGCAGGTGTCCAGCGCAACACACCAAACCGCAGTTCCTTGCGTGCCTCTACCAATTCACGTGGTGTCATGTGTTCCTTCAGCAACTCCTTTGCCTTCCGCACTTCTGCGTCCGTCACCACCTTGCCCTGCCACAACTTGCCCAAGTGGTGTAGTTCTGCCTTGCGGTTATACGTAGGACTGCGTAACATTTGCCACTCGGGAACCTCACCCACCTTGATGTCTGTAATGGTTCCCACCTTCCCTGCCCGCTTGACTAATGCCTTGAATTGAGGCACGGACAGAGGCACCATCTCTGCCAAGTCATAGTCACCTGAGAACATAACCTTGTTGTCGTCGGAACTGCCCATCAAGTGCGGTGTGCCAATGCTTACTGCCGTCAGCACCTTCCGTAGAGGAGTAGAGAACTGCTCAGGGAACTTGCGAGCACCACCTTGCTTGGGGAACACTCGGTCAATCACAGTCAGCAACAGGTTCACTGCCTCTCCCCTTGACCGACGGTCAGTCCGTTTCTTGCTCAATGCTAAATCCACAAGTTCCTTGTCCGCAGGGTGCGAGAGGGTGACCTTCAAGGTTCGGGCAGCATTCAGCACTACGTCACCCGTCACGTCGTCGTCCTCCAATGCTTCCCGCAACTCCCGCAACTCATCTGCCGTCAAGGTGGTTTCCCCTGTGTGTGCTTCACCTTCGCAAGATTGGAGTTTCGTGTCCATTTACTTCTTTCCTACAAGAGAAAGCAAATGGACTCTCCGTATATGCTCTCCAATTTCTCCAATGTGTTTCTTACTCGTGCGACTGCGGATTTTCCACAGAATAAAATCCTCGCAGGAGTAAGTAAAGATGCCATTTCACTCCGACCTTTCGTTTGGACGGACATACGAGGAACTTGCCACTACCTACCTTCCGCATGGGGAAATGTTGGAGGAGTGGGCACCCAAGGGTGTGTTCAAGGGTTGGGACTTTCGCACCAACAAGTTCAAGTATGAGGTCAAGGCAGACCGCCTTGCCCACAAGTATGGCATGAAGACCATGTTTATTGAGTATGAGTGTAGTGGTGTTCCGTCAGGAATTGCTGCCACCGAGGCAGACTTTTGGTTCTACTTTATGGTGCGACCGAATGGAACAAGTCGTCGTTTTCTCATCCCCGTCCAAGCATTAAAGGATGCCTGTAAGGGTTCCCCGAGCAAGTCTGGTGGTGATGGATGGAGGTCAAAGGGTTACATTGTTCAAGTCGGTGACTTTGAAGGATTTGAGTGTAGTTCTCCTCCTTCCACTCCCAAGACAACTTAAAATCCGCATCGGTCGGCATCCCTGTCCTCCACAGAAGTCGTAGGTTGAGACGCACGCACCTCTGCGGCATCCCCCGACTCGCCTGTGGTGGTCGCACCCTCGGAGAATGTCTTGGACGTGGGGTAATACCAATCCGACTCTGACGTCGCACCCACTACCAAATCACCACCTGCCAACCTTACCGTCTTTGCGCCACCCTGCCCCACACCAATGGTGTTGACCTGAGGCACTTCCCTCAGCAAATTGGGACGCTGGGAAAAGGGTTTAATCTTCACTGTCCTCTGTGAATTCCGCCTCTGCCACAAGGCAAGCACATGCTGCCTGTTGGGACGTTGCGTCTGCTCTACAATGTTCACGCCCATTTATTCCAAGCATACATATTTCTGTGCCGTCCCGAACCGCTACGAACTGCCTTCTCAGCAGCATCCATTGCCTGTTCATGCGTCTTGCCTGCCTCTTCGGCAATCTCCGCCATCTCCTCATGGGACAACTCCAAGAATTCATCCGCATCAATGCCATATATGTTGTAGAACTTTGCCTGACACTTGGTCACACCTTCGGGCAACTCTGTTCCCACATCCGCACCTACACTGGTTATGGTTTCCTCGCCCTCGGGTTCCATGTCCACCGCATCCTCCAATTCATTCAACTCCTCATCATCCAACTCTACTTCGGGTTCACCCGACTCCAACTCCAAGTCCAGTTCCTCCTCTTGTGCCTTTTCCACTTCCTCATCCGCATCCAGCACCTCCAACTCTTCGTCATCCAGACCCACCTCCTCGGCAGCATTTGCCAACTCTTCGTCCTCAAAGTCCTCCAAGTCCAAGAACTTCTCCTCTTCGTCATCCTCCAGACCAAAGTCACCAAAGTCCACCTCTGCGCCTTCTTCTCCTAATGCGACATCCTCGTCCTCCTCTTCCACATTGTCACAGTCACAACCTTCGGGAGGTTCCAAGTCATCCAGCAATGCCTCGGCACACTTCATGCTACACTGGTTTCCTTCCGTCTCACCCGACTCCAACTTGTCCGTCAACTCTCCCTTTGCCGCTTCGTCGTTACAGTTACAACCTTCGGGTTGAGGAGCATCGTCATCTCCTGCCAAGTCCCATTCCAAACAGGGCATATAACATTCTCCCTTGCCCTCTGCCTCATCTTTCTCAGGAGGAGGGCAGTTTGCCAAGCATGTCTGAGGCACATACCCTGCTGCCTGTGCCAATTCTACACCCGCAACCACCAACTTGCCCAATTGTGCTGCCTTCTGGACGTAAGGCAGTGCCTTTGCCGCAGTCATGCCGAATGCCGCACCCTTGATGATGGCATCGGATGCCGCCTTTGCCGCAGCACCAGCACCTGGAATAGGGACAAGACCCAACACTAAACCCGCAATGTCCATACCATCAATGGGACGACCTTGTGCCGCATCACCAATCATCTTGGTCGCAGGACCCAAGGCACTCAGGGCAATGAAGGCAGCAGGACCCAGTGTGCCCGCACTCAGCACTGTCGCAGCAGCAGAGGCAATCATGCCCAGCAGGAAGATGTAAGTGTCGGGGTCAGTCATGGTCTTCTTCCACCAGTCCTCATTTCCAATGCTGTCCTTGATGGCATCTCCTAACTTGTCAAACGCTGCCTTGACTCCATTCTGGTTGGGGTCAAATGCCTTGAGCATCTCATTGCCCACGTGCGCAAATGCCTGCTCCGTGTCCTTCCCGAACTTGCGGAATGCCTCACCCACACCGTTCTTCTCGGGGTCAAACAACTGACCCAGCATAGGATTCTCATCCAAGACCTTCTGGATGCCTGCCTTGATTTCCTCCATGGTGCCATTCACATCTACACGACCCTTGATGTCCTTACCACGCACTGCCTTCCAGATGACCATTTGGTCTGCGGAACGCTTGGTGCGAGTGTTTCCAAAGGCATCCTGTCCCACCGTTTCTGCGGGTATGATGGGAGCACGGCACGTCAGTCCGTCATTGGTATACCCTGGAGGGCAGTCCCCATAGGTAATGTCCCCGCCAGTTGTTCGGCACTGCTGATGCCCAGGGTCCCATACGGGTTTCCATGGGTCACCCCAACACTCTGTGCGAATGGGGTTGTAGCGACTGGGTCTGTCAATGACCTGACCACCGCCTGGACCCTTGTAGCAACTCAGACCTGTGTCTTCATACCCTGGAGGACACTTGCGACAGTAGGTTCCGTCATCCCTATACCCACCTGGACATCCACTCTTACACGACGCACCCAAGTCCTTCTCCCCAGACTTACAATTCTCCAGACACGCAGCGCCTGTGTCGGTGAACCCTTCGGGACACTTGCGACAGGCAGTTCCGTCGTCCCTATACCCATTCGGGCAACCCTGAACACACGTCAGACCTGTGTCGGTCTCACCTGGTTTACATTCCTCCAAGCACGTCAGTCCGTCATTCCTATACCCTGCGGGGCAGTCCACCAGTTTGCCACCCTTGAGCACCCTGTTCTTCAGTCGTTCCCCATACTTCAAGGTCAACTTGCGACGAGCAGCAGACCCACTGTGACCTCCTGCGAGTTCACTCAGTTTCTTCATGCCTAAACACCCACACCCACAATCCAGTGCCTTGAGTTTGTTGACCACCCAATTCTTCATGTGCTTCTTCAGGGCAGACCCCTTCAGTTTCTGGTTAGGGAACTCCTTCGCATACTCCTTTGCCAAGTATTCCTCTTCCTTTGCGACTTGTTTCAGTCCCTTCTCCTCTGCCTGTTCCTTCTTCTCCTCCACCTTTGCCTTGACCTCTTGGACTGCCTCCTTCTGTTCTGCCTTGTGTTCTGCCTGTGCCTTCTTGTTGAGTTCCTCCACCACCTTCTTCTGCGCCTGTGCCTGTGTCATGCCCTTCTTGACCAGAGCAACGACCTTTGCCGTCACTTCATCCTTTCCCTTCCCCTTGCGACGTCTGGGTTTTCCTTCACCAACTGGAATCCTACCAGGTGGAAACTCATACTCTTCTGTAGGGGCAATGTCTACTGCTTCTTCTGTTCGCACACCCTCCGAACCACGCTCTTCTATTGCTCCTTTACGTTTCGCTTGACTCCTTTTGAATTTGTCCATTCCCATTTGTGTGCGACGTTCGGGGCGGGCGTCCACATCCCTTGCCCTATAACGTAAATCATCCAACTCTCCGACCATTTCTTCAACCCTTTCCACTACCCTACGTGAACGCCCAAGAAAGACCTCGTCTTTGAGTAACAATTCCAAGACATACATTGACACTTCCAGATTGTCAAACTGCTCGTCTGTGAGAGGAGTAGGCACATTCCCAAACAACAATCCTTCTGCTTCTTGTATTTTCCTTACTATGACATCCAACAGAGCATTCTCTCGTCCCATTCTGTCTCCTTGTTGTTGGGTGAGTGCTGTCAGTGTTGCCATCGCCTCCTCTGCCTCTGCCTTCTTTTCTTCAAACGTCATAGGTTCATACTCCTCTTCCTCTTCCTCTTCCTCTTCCTCTTCCTCAGGGGGTGCTTCCTGTGGAGCAGGAGCGACCTTTGACCTGGAGAAGATGATTCCCTTCCCCTTGCTTATACAGTTCTTGCCACCCCCACACCCACAGTCCTTGCCCTTGCCCTTCGCAAGAGGTGACGAACCACGAGGTGCCTTCTCCTTGTGCTTGTAAGGTTTGAATGGAGGGTTCATAGTCTTGCTGATTGCCCCCAGTATGTCCTTCTTGTCTGCCTCTGCTGCTCGTATGTCCTTTCGTAACTTGCTCTCATAGTCTGCGAGGTCTGCGATTCGCATTCGGTCATAGACATCACCACTCTTTTCCAATGCCTTTCTCTCTTGCCGTGCTGCCTCCTTGTCCTCTGTGATGCCCTTCATAAGTGTCTCCTTCCCACTCTTCCTCATCACCAGTTGAGCGAGTTCACTGTGCTTGCCCTTGCCCTCCTTCGTATGTAGGTATAACGCACGTCGCTGTGCCTCTGCCCGTCGCTTTGGGATGGGGTCGTGACTATACTTCTCACCCGTCTCCGAGTTCACCACCCAGTATAACTCCTTGCCTCGTGCTTTCCGTAGGACATAGGGCATTTGTTCGTATGCCCCAAATAAATCTCCTCCATTAGAACCAAATGTCTACCCAAGATGACAGTCTCTACCTGCGTAGTCGTATGGCAGTCCGTCGTGGCAGACCCGACTATGGAGGTCCAGGTGGTCAGTGGAGCAGTCCCCCGCAGTTCACGAAGGACGGGTATGTGAAGTGGGCAGAGTCTACTCGTCCTGCTCGTGAGGGTGGAGCAGAAAAAATGCCTGCTGAGAAGCAAATGCCACGCAGAGGAAAGGGTATTATTGAGGACTTCATTCCTATTGCTCCGTCTCCCCTGAAGGAGATGGGTGAATTCTACCTACAGGCAAAGGAGTATACACCCAAAATCAAGGCAGTTCTGCGTGACAAGGACATTCAGCAGAAGATTGCCAAGGGCAAGTATGCGCCTGAGATGGAGAAGATTGCCAAGTATATGGAGATGGTAGGTCTGGGTCACATGTCGGGTGATGCGGACATGTGCCGTCGTGTCGGGGGTTCCAAGTCCTTTCAGCAGTGGGCAAAGGAGGAGATGGGTGAGGAGTCTCACCGTGGTCGTAGTCGCAGTCCCGAGGGTGGTCGCATCGGCATGGGCAAGAAGCACGAGTCCATGGAGGAGCACGTGGAGAGGTGCCTGAAGGGTGGTATGTCTCTGGAGCAGACGCTGGAGGCACTGAAGAAGAAGGGCAAGGCAGTGTATGACTGGTTGAAGGCAAACAAGTCGCTGACCAAGGCAGTGCTGACCTCCAAATACCTGAATGAGGACTTGGGCACGGACATTCCTCGCAAGGTGAAGGGTTACATGGAGAAGGTGGGTCTGGGTCACGAGGAGGAGATGAGACGGGAGTTTGAGGGTGGTCGCAAGAAGAGTGTTGCTGCTGCGGCAGAGCAGGTAGGGGAACTGATGAAGCGTGGCAAGGGTCGTCGTGCTCCGTCTCAGTATGCCGAGTTCGTGCGGGAGTTCGCAAAGAAGCATCCTGGTCCTGACCTGATGCGTCGTGCTGCTGCTGCGTGGCGCAGTCGTTAGGTATATAGGAATTGAACTGTATGAACCAACAAATAAAAAAACAAACTCTTTACGGGGGAGAAACCTCCTCCAAAAAGATGTGTGTGAACTACAAATGCCAACGTATGCGACGACACCGCTGGGCAAGTGGAAGTTCCCCGACCAGATTTACAGGGCAAACCACAAGGGACACAATTGGGCAGGGGTAGGACGGATGAGTCCTCGTGGTCTTCCTGTGGAGGGAACAATGAGTCCTTTTGTGGCACATGAACGTGAAGTTGCCCTTGACCGCCTGAAGAACAACAAGTCCAAGATGCTGGGTATGATGGGTGCCAAGAACACCACAGAACGCAGTCAACGTTACGAGAATGGTGCGTCTCTGTCCATGTCCAAGCACAATGGTGTGTTCCCCAATGACGAATACCAGTTCCCACCTGGTGGTCTGCGTGGTGGTATGAGTCGTGTGACGGGAACGGGAGGGTTTGAAATGGGTGGTGGAGCACTGAGTGGTGGCACGCAGAAGTTCTTCTACTTTGAGGAGGGTCAGAAGTGGTTGGAGAACTGGAAGAACCGTCGCATCCAAGAACTGAATGCCATCCAGAAGGACGACTTTTCCGCAGGACGTCCTGAACGCATCAAGGTTGCCCCGCAGTATGACGAGTTGGATGTCATTCTTGCCAAGGTGCTTGACCAGTTTGAAGCAGGTGCCTTCTCCACCTCTCTGCTGGATGACATGAACAAACTCCAAGGTGCCTTTCTCAAGGTGGGGGACATTATTAGTTCCCAGAAACTCGCCCAGTATATGCGGGTGGTGGGGGATGTTCGTCGTCAGACACAGCGCATGATTACTCCCGATGCTCTCACTCGTCGGGTTCAGCAACTGGACAGGGGTGACGAGGCAGAGGAGGTCGCAGCAGAAGCAGCAGAACCCGCAGGAGCACGGAGGGGCAGACCTGCTCTGGCAGGTGCTCCCGAGTTCAAACTGGATGCCAAGGACAAGAAAATCATCAAGGCAACAGGTCTCATCGCAGACCGACTGGTGCGACTGCTGGAGGAAATCAATCGTGTGGTCAATGAGAGTCAGGACGTTCGCAAGCGGGTCATGGAGGAAATCGGCAGTCGGGTGCTCGGTTCTGTTTCTCGTGAGCAGAGTGCCTTTGGTCAACCTGGTGAGTATGCCACAGGTCAGCAACCCACTCGTGGAACTCTCGCACAGAGGGAGACACGTGTTCCTGAGCAGAGACCTCCTGCGGAATTGGAGGTTGCTCCCGCTGGAACTCCACCCGTAAAACCTTTCTAATGAAGTAAATGTCCAAGTATGACGCATTAGCAGAACGCCTTGTCGGTGGAATGCTGGGATGGGGCAGACAGCACAAACCCTTCCCCTACAGCAGTCCCGACCTGTCCGAAGAGGAGAAGGCACAAGAAAGGGCAGCACACTACAGGCAACTCCACAGAGGTGTGCGCCTCCAACACATCAAGGCACGCAAGGGCAAGGAAGGAGAGAAGGAAGAGGTCGGTAAGAAGACCTTCACGCACAACAAGAGGTTGGTGGTCATGGAAGTCATTCCTGACGAACCCTACAAGAAACTCGTGGACGCACGTGGACTGAAGGAACCCAAAAAGACCTTACCCAAAGCGGATTCCGTTCGGAAACCATACGTGGGGAAGGTGATGAAGGAGAAGTTGTTTGAGGCATTGAAGTTAGACCCCGACAGCAAGGAAGGGAAACGAGTATTACGAACGGCAAGTCAATTGTATAAGGCAGGTGGACGGAGTTGGGAGGACATTCTGTCTACCCTTGGAGCATAGGAATGGTGACCTCCGCACTGCCACCCTCTGCCTTCATATACTCACGCTGGACAGCACCCGTGTGTCCCATCTTCTCTGCCGTCTCGTTCATCTCCGCAACATCATATTTGGAGGAAAGGTAAATATGACGGAGCATTGTGGAACCGACTCGCTTGCCGAAAATGCGATTGAGAACACGAGTAATGGCATTGACTGCCGTCAGAGGAGACCCATCCAGATGACAGAGCAAGGGGAAGGCGGGGTTTTTAGCAGTGACCTTTTTGGAACGGAGGACGGGATGACGAGTGAGGTAGAGACTGAGAGCGTCCACCAGTGGAGCAGGCACCTCAAAGACCTGCTGACCGTGGGTCTTGGCAGTCTTATACTTGTTAAAGATGAACTGCTTCGTCTCGGTGACGTAGTAGTTCCTGTCCTGATTGGTTGCCTGCTTGGGACTCTTCACAACATACATGAATTGGTAGTCTTGGTTACGACGGGGGTCAAAATGTGTGTAGAGAGCGAGGACTATATAGGAGAGGACTGTTTCCCACTGACCGACTGAGAGGTCAGACGCAGGCAACTTCTTCACTTCCTCCTCCAGTCTCTTGCCATGTGCTTCCACGACCTCCCAACTCAACCAATTCTTGTCCTGCTTCTCCGTCTTCACAGACGTGTCCTTGGTCTTGGACTCCTTGCTCTTGTCCATCATCTCACTGTAGTAGTGGGCATAGATGCGCTTGTAGGTGGGTTTGTCCTTGACCAGCGAAAGAGCAGACACAATGACGGACAGTGCCGTCTTCTGTGTGCTCTCCGCAAACTCACTCAGTCGCTGGGCAACCGCATCCTTCTGCTTCAACCACGCAAGGTTGGAGAAGGGACTGTTGTTGTTTAGCGAGTAGAGGGTGCGAATATACTGCGACGCAGTTGCGTCACTGACCTCCCGCTTCTGCTGGAGTTCCTTGTGGAGTGACATCATGTAGTCCGAGACTGTCTTCATTTATATACTCCCCAGAAGAAGTATTTACCCTTTAAACGAAGTGTGGTTAGGTGTATGAGAAACAAATGAGACGAGGTTACAAATGTCTGCGGCACAAGCATTAGCATACGCTCAGGCACACATGCCTCCGTTCACAGCACAGCAGGTCGCATTCCTCCAGAACCTCGCAAACGACGAGGCACAGTTGGGTGGTTTGCCGTTGATGCCTCCGCTGTGGTTTCATGGCATTGTGGAGGACATTGAAAACCCTGACGACGACTGGGACTGGGAAGAGGAGGAAGAGGACGACCCTGATGCGACTGTTGTGGGGGAGGCAGAGGAACTCAGTCAGTATGGTGACTCTGCGGACGAAGAGGAAGTCTCTGAGGAGGAGGACACACCCAAGAAAAAGGGCAAGGGCAAACGTATGGTGCGCATGCCCTACGACGAGTTCGTCAAAGAGCACAAGCACTTGTTGGACGTGCTGTCCAAGGGTGACCGCAAGTCTCTGCGGGAGGAGTATGAGTCGCAAAAGGCAGAGTTGGGTCGGCATGGGAGGATGTGACGAAGGTGACGGTGATGAACTTGTTCCACTCGCCATACAAAACGAAATTCACTTTTTTGGACAGACAACCAATTCTCTGCCAACATAACTCAACAGTCCGTCAACTCCGTCACTCCGTCACACTATTTCATACATTCTACATACCTTACCTATTTTGGTAAGACAGGAAGGGAGTAGAATGAGAATGACGGGTGACGGACTTGTGACGGAGTGTGACGGAGTAGGTTCAAAACGGGCACCTCCAATACCCATAGTTGCGACTGCCATAGTTCCTAAACATTGTCCTTTGGTATATGCGCAAGAATATGTGCCACGACGTCCACATTGAACGCATTCCCGAGGCACCTATAACGGTTGGTCATGGCAATCCCTTCGGTGTAGTTGTCAGGCAGACCTTGTAAGCGTTCACATTCAATGGGAGTCAACTTGCGAATGCGATGAGGTTCCACGACATAATTGTCCTTAGGGACGGACGTCAGGGTGCCACTCTTCTCATCATCCCGCACCTCCAAAATGCGAGTGTAGGGAAGGGAAGCGTCATCATCCTTGCGAACACCCCGAGCATCCAACCGACGCACTACTTCATGTCCCACCCGCACTCCGTCTCCAGTCGCAACGGCAGGAACTGAATACAACCCTGTCTTCGCCCCAAGACCTCCACTGCTGGCAGAGAGGGTGGCAGACTTCCCTTCCACGGAATATACACGGTTGCCTTGAACGTTTGGTTCAATGTGACCAATTTTAACAAGCGTTCGTTCCCTGCGTTGTATGGTCTTGGTTTGTTGCCGCTCATTAGCGGAGACCTTGTGGTAGTTGGCATCCAAACAGAATGCCTTGCCATGACAGACCATCCGTTCGTCCACTTCACCATCAAGTTGGAGTATGTCCTTCAACAACACATTTTTGTCCTCGGGAAGACGAAATGGAATGTTTGTCCAGAACAACCTGCGACGACTCTGGGCAGAGACCAATGCCGCATCAAACATCACAGGTTCCACACCCAACTCCTTGGTTATAATTTCCTTGTCTGCCTTGGGCATACTTGCCACATTCTCCAGCACAAACCACGTGGGTTGAACCTTGCGCAACACCCGAACATACTCCCAGAACAGACCTGAACGTTCCCCATCCAGTCCCTTGCGACCCTGTTTAGCAATGCTCAAATCCTGACAAGGTGAACCTCCAATCAGCAAGTCCACTTTGCCGAAGCAGTTGCCACACAACTCTCGCACATCACCGCACTGGATTGTGTTTGGGAAATTCTTCTGCGCCACTGTTATGGCATGCTTGTCCACCTCTGACGCAAAGTAGTCTTCCACCACATGCCCTGCTCGGACAAGAGCAACACGTGCGCAACTTATACCATCAAAGAGGGAGACCACCCGCATTTACTTCTTCTTTCAAGTAAAAAACAACCCAACAGCAACGTAACAACAGCAACTACAATTCAGCACTCACCTTACTCCGCCTTCTTCTCCTGTGCCATCTCGTCAATCTCCTCTTGGATGACGTCGTTCATGGTGTCCTCCGTCCAGTCACCGCTCTCGTCCTCCTCCTCGTAGACGTCGTCAAACTCAATCTCACCGCACGCAGACCTCTCACACAGTCTCTTCCACAGCACCTCCTTCTCCTCTGCCGTCAGGCGAGTGCCGTCTGCCCGCTCGTATGTGTCGTATTCCCTCATGAAGTCCTTCTTGGTGAGGGTCTGCGTATACCTCACCACCTTCACAAAGGTCACTTCGGTCTGCTCAACCTTCTTGGTCTTGGTCTTCTTGATGGGAGTCGCCATGGTGTTGGTCTGCTGTTGCTGGGTAGAGTTCATTCTGGACTGGGGAAGGTCTATATGCCTGACCTACACAAATCCGTTTTGAAGAGTTCCAAACCAAAAATATGACCTACCCCATAAATCCCGAATGGAACTCTTCAAAATGGATTTGTGAGAGGCAGGCAATATGGTCTGCCCGTCTCTCTCCTACACAGCACAGTTCAAAATGGCACACGCAGACAGCAACCTCGCACTCGCAATCAAGGTAGACACTGCCGAGCAGGCAGACAAGGCACTCCGTGAGTTTGTAGCAGGGGTCGCAAAGGCACGGAAGACGCAGAACAAGAAACCCCTGTTCGTGCTCCCCAACTGGAAGTTCAAGACTGAGACGACTGCGATTGAGTTCTCGGCACTCGCAGTCGCCTTGCTGGAGGAGACTACGAAGGAGAAGTTCCACGTGGGCAGGATGGAGACTGGGCATGAGGGTCACTTGATGTTGGCACTGGGTTGTGGCATGACGGAGGAGGAGTTCAAGAAGGTTGTGGACGGACTGGACGAGTGTAAGACCTGCGACAAGTGTGGGAAGGAGGCACAACTCCACAAGTGCGGGGGATGTGGGACGAAGTATTACTGCGGGAAGGACTGCCAGAAGGCAGACTGGAAGGAACACAAGGGTGTGTGTAAGAAGAAGAGTGACGCCTACAAGTCGGTGGGTGTGACGATTGCGTAAGTATGAGAACCACACCTTACAAATTGATGTTGCGCAGATGATGTTTTTTCATTGCCTCCTGCGGTGCTAAGTGGCATCAAAACGGATTTGTGTAGTTCAGGGCAGACGGAATGTGTCTCTTCCAGCACAGCAGTTCAAAATGAATTCGTTCCTTGCCCCCAACACACACGCCACCTTCAAGGATGGCACAGCAACTCTTGCCAACACATCGGTCAGTTTTGGCAACTACAACACGACAATCTCAAGTGCTTGGGCACTCAATGAAAACGGAGAACTGGAACACATCCTTCCCGCAGGATTGTCTCCACACATGACAGCACCTCTCACTCACATCTTCAACCAAAAGAAGAGCAAGATTGACATGAAGAACCGACTGCGTGCCAAGTTGGAAGCACGGAAGGCAGGGAAGTAAGGGCAGAGTAGGGTAAGAGCAAGGTAAGTAGGGTAAGTTCCATAGTCCATTTTTCATTACCCCAATAAATATATTTTGGAACTATTCAAAATGGATTTGTCTCCGCCAGAGAATAAGGAGGGACGCAGGCAGAATGGACAACATCGCAGACATCGCAGCAACTGGAGGTGTGGAGAAGGGGTTGTGGTGGAAGTGGGATGACGAGAAGGGGGACATGAAGTTTCACGTGAAGGACGTGACCTTCAACGGCAAGACGAGTGTGACCTTCGCACCTTACGACGACACTGAACGGCAGAAGAAGGGTCCGACCAAGACACTGAACCGTCTCAACCACAAGAAGACGGACATCACCCTGCCCAACGGCGTGAAGACTTGGTTTGTGCTGTGGACTGACGACCACATGGTGCCACACCCGACTGTGCGTGACGGCAGGCAGGAGTTCATCAAGACGCCCGAGCAGGCACGGGAGAAGGCACTGCGGGAACCCTACAACGTCCTGCGGGGGCAGACACCTCGTGACGAGCGGTATGTCCGTGTGCGTCTGGTGAAGGTGAAGGATGTGACGGAACTCCACGTGGAGCAGGTCTTCGTTTGGGGAGGGTGCGTCTACTTCATAGAGAAGACGCTGGAGGTGGTCAAGAACATCCCACGCAAGACTGACGACCTGAGCAAGTTCAGTGTGTATGTGGGGGCATGGGTGTGGGCAAGGAACACGCTCTGCGAGGAGATTACCAAGGCAGTCTTCCACCCCGACCGAGTGGAGCGCATGGAGGCAGTCTACGGGGAGGAGTGGGACGACTCCTTCCACACGCACACGGGTGTGGGCACGGCAGACCCAAAGGCATGGGAGAAGAGGGAGGCACAGAGGAAGCAGAGGGTGGAGGAGGAGCGTGCGAGGAGAATGGAAGCAGAGTGGTGGAGGTGGGACTGAGTTGACTGACCTTACGAAATTGATGTTGCGCAGATGATGTTTTTGCGTTGGAGGTATTTATTATTCCTCTTCTGTAAAGACAATGGAAATACTCACAGGTGACATACTGGACAAACTGCCCACCATAGCAGACAAGTCCATCAATCTTGTATTTACATCTCCTCCATACTGGAAGGGATTTGAATATGAATCCTACTTCAATTCCTACTCGCAATACTTGGACTGGACTGAACGTTGGGTGACTGCTCTCTACCGTGTGGTCAAGGACGACGGTTGGTTTGTGCTAAACATTGCGAATGACAGCGAAACGACCTGTAAGGCATTTGAGGTTCTACACATCTGTATGAAGCAATGGAAACTCCATGACACTGTCATCTGGAATGTCTACAACAGACAACCCGCAAACACAGACCGACAACTCACAAACCAAACCGAGTTCTTGTTTGTCTTCCGCAAGTATTCTGCTAAGGCACACTACTACAAGGAGGGTCTTGCTGAGAAATACCCTGACGTCTTTGGCACGAAGAACGTAGGCAACGTATGGAAAATTCCATTCGGTCGGTCAGCACAGTCGCTAAAGAAGGTAATCGGAGGCAAGAAGAACTGGGGACATTCTGGGTTCCCTCCCGTCCTGTGTGAGATTGTGGTTCAACTCTTCACGCAAGAAGGTGATGTGGTCTTGGATTGCTTTGGTGGGACGGGTATAGTCGGGTTCACAGCAACGGAACTCAAACGCAAGTCTATTCTGATTGACCGCAATCCTATTCAATCATAGGTAAATACCGCTGTATAATAGGAAATAGGTGTATGCCTATGTATTTCATAGGAAGTAATAGAAAAAGCATGTAAAATCATTAATGATTTTACATGCTTTTTCTATATGTATTTGGTATTTAATAGGAAGCACATAGAAATCAAATAAGATGGAGGTATTTACCCTGACTATTGAACCTATTCCCTGTGCCTGCGGAGGCAGACATAACCGTGTTCCAGACCAAGTGCGTAGGCATCATGAGACCAAGAAGCATTCCACGTGGATGTTCCGTCAACTCTGCGAGGAATTGCTGACTCTACCCGACCGACAGAGCAAGGTCTTGCGCATCCTACAGATGAGGCAATTGCTAAAGGCAGGACGGGTCAAGGACTAACCCACCTGCTCCAACACAGTAATGATGCTGGGGATGGCAGGACGCACGTATGGAGACGCAGACGCAGCAATGTAGAACGCACCCGTGTTGCTGGGTGTAGTGTCATTCGTCGCAAACACCACCTCTATTCTGTCGGCAGCATTGAGTTGGAGTAGAAGGGGAACAGACATGAAGATTTGGGAAGTAGTTGGACCCTGTGGAGTCGCAACCTCTGTCGCACTGTCGGGCAAGTCCACACCATTTACCCGAACCCACGCATCTGCTAATGTAGATGCGTTGCCTGACGCACGGGCAAACTGAATGGAGAACATGAGGTTATAGATTCCTGCTCCCGTCACGCTAATCTCCGACCCCGAATACCCCATGCCCTTGATGACTGCTTGGTTGTTGTAGGTGAGTGCCTTTGGGGTAGAACTGTTCGTCATGAACTGTGTCGTAGTTGACCAAAACATTCCATACGCAGACGCATGGTTTGACATTTGTTCTACTCCCCGAAGAGAAAGAGGGTAGATGGACACACCATTGACTGCCAACCATTTCGGGTTGCGTGTCCGTCGTATAGTTCGGTATGGTTGGTAAGGAAAGGGCATTGTTAAAGACTACGAAACGAAACCACAGCATTAGACAAATGCCCTACCAACCATATTACACAGTCCGTCCACCACGGAACCCCAAGTCGTTGGCAATTAGCGGTGTGTATGGTCTTCCGCACACTGTGTTCTTGGACACAGGCACAGGGACGGGAACAGGCACTGGCACTGGCACTGGAACAGGCACAGCACTTCCGTCACCCATTGCCGAATATGACTTCAACAGGTATACAGCGTTTGCTGGAACCATTCCTAATTCGGTCGCAGGACAACCTGATGCGACCATTGGTCAACCTGGATTCAATGCCTTCACTTCAGGCACCAACTCCTACCTTGAACTTTATTGGGGAGGACCCTACCCCGCACTGTGCGGGAATGTGACGGCACCTTCCTACACCTTCCGCACCATAGAAGTGTGGTGGCAATACCCTACGACGTATGGTCCATACAGTGGTGGGCAATACATTCTGGATGCTCGGACTGGAACAAACGGGTATTGGGTTTCAGCAAACAGTGCTGGTGGACCCGATGCCATAGGACCCGACCTCCTAAACTCCACAGTCTACTATAACTACAGCACCACCACCACCCTAACTTCGTCCATAACCCCCTACACCCTCTTCTCCCTCTACGGAGCAGGGTGGACGCAAATGGTCATCGTGCTTCCTGCCAACTTTACAGACGACATCACCTTTTTCTCTCGGTTTACGGGTGAGCAGTCTACCTACTTTGCCCAAGTTGCCGACATTGCCTTGTATAGCACTGCCCTCACTGCTGCCGACGTCAAGGCATTGTTCAATTCCAAGTGTTCACGCTATGGACTTGCTCCCATTCCGTAAAAAGTCTTCGTATAAAAGTCTTTGAGAGGAGTAAAGGAATGCCAGTTGTTGTATTCAAGGGATTAGAGGGGTGGTGCGACCGCATCCAAGTGCTTGCCCACTGCTTTGAATATTGTAGTCTATTCAATGCCTTTCTCTGCGTGGACTGGACGGACAATGTCTGGGGTGGTGGAGAGTTTGACTTCCATGACTGCTTTGAAATTGTGGACTTGAAGCAGATGAGCAAGGCACAGGTGTTACGACTTGTCGCAGGAAGGAAGATGGACATCCGTCCTCCTTGCTGGACACCCGAACGCATCGCACTCTCTACACACTACTCCTACTCGGAGGACTTTGTGGGGGAGTTCATGAAGTTTGAGATTGTCAAGTGTCCAGGTGATGTGCTGGTCACCAATGGCAAGGGAGACAGGTATTGGGACTTGCGCAGGATTACTAAGCATCTGAGGTTCAAACCTGCTGTGATGGAGGGCATCAAGGAACGGTTGAAGGACTTTGACCCCAATTGCGTCATTGTCCACTTGCGAGGCACTGACCGACCCGACAGCAAGGGCAACTACATGGAGAAGAGCATTGAGGTCTTGAAGGACTGCTCTCATCTGGTGTATGTTGTGACTGACCAGCGGGACTTGTGGGAGAAGTTCCATGAGGGTGTGCCTCACAGTCGGTTAGTCAACCCGAACTCCAACATTCTCAAATTGGAACCTACGAATGCTCGTGGCACACACCAAATGTCATCAGAGCAGTTGAAGGAGTTAGGCATCAAGAAGTGGGACATGATGTTGGACTTGTTGGCAGACTGGGTTGCGTTGGTGACTGCTCGCAAGGGTTGTGGACGTGAGGAGAGCACCTACTTTCAAATGTCACGAGGCATCAACCGACTGGGTGAGGAGGAATGGAGTAAGATGTTTGGGGGTTGGGTGCCGTTTAGTAAAACCATAGCAGAATACAATGACGCACAGAGAGCACGTGCTGAAACAACTGGGACTGAGTAAGGACGAAGGGTATTCGCTGGACGAATTGGCAAAAGCAAGTGGTGTGGACGTGGACGTGCTTCAGGAAGTCTACAACCGAGGCATTGGCGCATACAAGACCAATCCAGAGAGTGTTCGCATGAAGGGAACGTTCAAAAAGGGTGTCAAGGCACCCATGAGTCAGAAACTAAGCAAGGAGCAGTGGGCAATGTCACGGGTTTACTCGTTCTTGGATGGCAATCCAAAGCACGACCAAGACCTGCGTGGTTCAGGCGTGGATTCTTACTTGACCGAAGTAAGACGGAGGGCGAAGGCGAACGGGTATGACCCTCAGGCAGTTTCCTATGCGGACGACGGAATCCATAAAATAGCATACACTACGCCCTCTGGACGAACCGTGAAGTTCGGTCGTGAGGGGTATGGTGACCACATATTATGGTCTATGTTGGAGGAGGATGGCAGTGTGCCTGATGGCACTGCCTCCAAGAAGAGACGTGTGTTTCATGCGTCACATTCTGCTATACAGGGCAAGTGGAAGGATGACCCTTATTCACCCAATATGCTGGCATTGAAGTTGCTCTGGTGAATTCAAAACTTGAACTGAACAGGACTGTAAGGTTGCTCCAAATGAGTGTGGTGGATTGCTCCACCTCTCCAACGGCGTGAGAACTCACGCATCTGTGCCTTTCGTGCTTCGGATTGGACAGGTTTCATTGCCTTGATGAATTCAGACGCATTCTTCATCTTCACCTTGGTGGGTGTAAAGGGAGGGTATTTGCCTTCCCAGTCGTCAGGTGACCATCCCGCATATTCGGGGTCACGTTCTCGGTCACGTCCGTAGGGTTTGTCGTAATGGTCTCGGTCTCCCTTGACCTTTCCTAACATCCAACGCACATATTGACTCTTGTGTGACCCACCTTCCATTTGTAGTTCGTGTTAGACTTTTTAAGACATGTAAGCACCGAGACGGGAAGAACGCTGACCCTTGCCCGCACCCACACGGCGCTGGACGTTGGCACTGTCAATGACCTGTGCCTCGGGTGCCTGTGCGGGACTACCCAGAATGTCCTGCTCCGTGAGAACACCCTTGATGATGCGGGAAGAACCCTTGATGGTCTCAAAGAAACCACTGGAGATGGGCACGACATACAGGTTGACACCACCCGCAGCAATGCTCTGGGCGAACTGGTTGCCCACCGTCAGCGAGAACTGGAGGGTGAAGTTGCCCACCAGACCAGGTGCCTGACCTGCCTGTAGAGCAAAGTCCCGACCAGGACGCAGGATGAGAGGACCACCCACCAGAGACACATACGGGGAGTTAAAACCAGTAGATGAGTCACGACCCTCACCTGCCCACTGAGAAAAGTCCATGTCCAGACCATTAGCGACGGACATCTTGTATAACTGCTGCTGGGTGTGGTTGGCGAGCAGACCCGAGAAGTTGTCAAAGTTCATGCTGATGCCCTGAATAGGCAGGGTGAAGTCAGCGATTGTCGGGTTCCACGTGGTAGGACCATTGGTGTAAGGGGCAGCACTGAACACTGACGCATCCGCAGTCGCTGGTTTCAGGTAAATCATGATGAGGTCGGGGATGTTCGGCAGGGTGATGGTGTTGCTCGTCACCGTTGTCGCACTGGCAGTCACACCCTTGGAGGACGTCGGGGGTTGACCCAGCGTGGAAGGGATGGCAGCAAGACCCGTGGTGATGTAACGAGGGAACTCCATGTAGGGCACCACAGACTTAGGAGGCAGAGGCACATCCAGAGCGGGCGTCAGGAACTGGACGGACAGGGCAGGGGCAAAGTTGTAAGGCGGGTAAGAACCCAGAGAGGCAGACGTGTTCCAAGTGGGAGCAGCAATGCTGGACACCGTCACCGTGCCGACGGAACGACCAATATACTGACTGGCAACACGCACCGCACGAGAAGGAGACGGTGCCATGTTCATCTGAACCTGGAAGTTCTGGACACCAAACAGACCCGTGGACAGTTCGTAGGCATCACCAAAGATGAAGGGAGGCAGCAGCAACTTCTCGGTAGAGTGCCAGCGGATGTAGATGTTCTGCGTGGTGGACGTGCCGATGGCGACAGGCAGACCCTGAGCATTCACGTTGGAGTTGCCGCTCACAGTCGTGGTGGAGGTGCCGACGGAACCATCAGCATTCGTGAAATACCACTCACCATAGGCACCGTTGGGCACAGCGTCCGTCTCAAAGGCATACGAGTAACCACCCAGAGGGGAGTTCTCATACACACCCGCATAACTGACCGTGCTTGAACTCGTGCCTGTGGAATACCCAACACCCGACTGCTCAATCGCATAACGGTCAAGCATGGTCGGGCAAGTCCTCTGCTTGCGGTGAGGGGCAAGGTCCTGTAGGCGCAGCACTTGGTTGAGCACGTCGGCAGTGTTCACCGTCACGGTGGCATCGTTGATGGTGGCAGTCATCTGCTGGACGCACTGGTGGGAGGGGAAGGCGGCAAGGGCGACCTCACCAGGTGTCATTAGCACCAGACCACTGGAGACACCCGTCGCAGTCGCAGAACCCGACAGGGTCACCTGAATGACAATGTTGCCGCTGGACGTCCAGTCTACAGCACGGTCAATGAACACGTTCTCGGACGGCACGATGACGTTGAACTGCTGCGAAGACTGGTTGGCAGTCTGGGCATTGAAGGACACGTTGGTGATGCTCAGGGCACCCTTCTCCACCGCATACTTCGGTTTGGACTGGATGACACGGGGGTCGTAGACAGAGAACTTGCTCACCTCAGTCGTCATTTATTGGAAGGGCAGGACAAAAAGTTTTGGCGACTCTACGACGCAACACTATTTCTTGACGAACCGCAGGCGGAAGGACAGAGACCCCGCATTCACATTCTGGATGGGGATGAGGGAGTTGGTGAGGCGGTTCCTCCAGTAGAACCCCACGTCCAAGTTGGTGAGTCCATCTTGGCAGGGGTCCAAGGCGGAGAAGATGGGGGTCAGCGGTTTATATTGGATGAACCCCCTCCAAATGTCTGCGGTGACGGCATCTATGGGGGTCTCCAAGAGAACCTTCTGCGACGCACCACTGACTGCTGTCACACCTCCTGCGTTGGTCTGACCGATGATGACGGGGTTGGCGTTTGCCTCAAACCGAACTGGAATTTGGGTGGTGGTCAGCACAAAAGAGGCAATGGGCGACCACATGCTCCCCGTGGAGATGAAGTCTTGCGTCTGGGAAATGTAGACGGGGGTGGCGGCGGTCGTGGGTGAGGCATATGGCGCAGTCAGGGTGAAGACATTAGACCCCCTCTGGTCTTGGACGGGGATGACATTCACAATGTTCTCGGGGTAGTAGACTTGGGAGGGTCCAGACCACGTCACAGCAGACGGGGCGACCACTGTGGACGTCGCAGGAGAGTAGGAATACCCCGTGACACCTGATGCCCAAGGAGTGACCGTGTTGCCAAAGAAGATGGTGTCCATGTTTGCGATGAGCAAGTCCATGTTCGTGTTCCACCCCACAAAGGAGAAGTCACCCGCATTATACCCCGTGGCAGTGGATGCTCCAAAGGGAATGTAAGGCGCAAGAGGGTCAGAGACACCTTTGGCGGCATCGTCAACTGCCCCGTCTGCCTTTGCTGCGGTTCCAAAGGGCAACCAAGACGACTGGGCATCTTGGTGGAGGGAGAACAACCCAGTCGTCTGGTCAAAGGTAAAGTAGGGGCAAAGGACGTGAAATGTGCCTGCTCCTAACACTGCCTCTGCCTTATACTTGACGTCTCTCCATGCTGCCGTCAAGGCATTGTTCATCAGGTTGACCCAGTGGTCGTAGGTGTAGCAGTAGTAGTAGTCCGTCTCCTGCTGACGAGGTGACGCAGACGTGGGGACAACGGTGTATGCTGCCTGATTCTCGGGAATCCACGTAATTGGGATGGTTGCCAAGAAAGTCTTGGTTGCCGTTGTCGTGTTTGTGCCCGTTGCCGTGCTTGTGCCTTTGCTCTGGAACCCAAAGGACACATTGTAGATGGTCAGGTTGATGTCGTCACCGACCACAATCTGCGGGATGAAGATGGGCAAGTCCTTCTGACCACCGTTGATGGTAAAGTTGTCCACACTCACCACATACTTGGACGTGTCCTTGATGATGGGGGTCACACGAGTGTCTTGGAAGTAAATGGGAGGGTCATCAGAACTCAAGTCCGTGCGGACATTGTTGTTGATGACGGTCGCATTGTAGTAGACATAGTCAGCATCTGCCGACCCACCAACAACGACGTTCTTCGTGAACTGTGACATTTGTTAGTGAGTGCGGTTTTTCTTGTGGACTATTTCCCGATGAGGTTGAAGGAGAACCCACTCACAAAGTCGTCAGGGGTGATGTTGTTCTCCTCGCAGACCTTCACCATCATGTCCGCATACTCGGGCAGGGAGAGGTGCTTCATATACAGACGAGTGAGGCAGTGACGACCGCAAGTGTTGTTGTCGTTCTTCTCCTCTTGGAAGGGGACGGCATTGGACTTGACAGTGTAGGGCGAGTTCTTCAGCAGTTTGGTCAGTTTGTCCGTGTCCTGCCCGAACTCTCGTTGCTTGGCGAGGGACAACCACTTCTTCTCTCCGTCAGGTTTGTAGTTGCCGTAAGGGTCAAAGTATTCAATAACAGGTTCATTGCGCAATTTGAGGAGGCAGACCCAGTGACCTGTGCTTTCATTCTCCGTCAGGTAGAGCAACATGAGTCTGCCCTTCTCATCCAGCACGTCGTCAATGGTGTCTGCGTCCAGAATGTCCGTGTAGGACTTAATGCCCAGCGTCGGTATGACCTTCCTCATGTCCGTCTCGCTCAACGGGTATGACTTGATGTCCTCCGCTTTCCCTCCTTTCCTCAGTGCGTCTGCTTGCTGGACTGCTCTCTCCACGTCCACTGGTTTGCGTGAGAGTGGGACGTGGTTCAAATAAGTCCTGAACCCCTTCTTCCCCTCTAATGTGAATGGACGAATGCTGAGTTGGGGAGACATTTGTTAATGGTTCAGGGTATATAGTTATGGCATCCAACCCGTTCAATTCCTCAGGTTTAGAAATGTCCGTGACGCTGTTGAACCGAGATTTGAACTCGGCAGCAATGGTCTCAGGGATGAGGGGACTGATTTCTTGGAGACGGTCATACTGCTCCCGCACATACTTGAGGAGTTCGGTGGGTTGCTGACGTTCTGCTCGGGGCAGACCCATTTCTACTTGGAGGAAGCGGTAGAGACGGGAATACTGTATGCTGGAAATGCGGTGACCTTCTTGACGCTTGCTCCAACCAAAGTAGGAACCTGTGGTGTTGAGAATGGAGACGAAGAGTGAGACCGCACCCAGAGCAACCGACGCAGTAGACTCATTGCCCGCAAACAGAGTTGTAGAACCAACCGACATGAAACCTGTAACTGCCGAGAGGACAATCACAGGAAGGTCAATAAAGGTCTTGCGGTTCGCATACATTTGCTCTGCCTTCTTGTGACACCAACTCAGGCAGTTTGCCTTCTCTGCCACCGACGCAAAGTATTCCTCCAACGAGTGATGCCAACTGATGACGGGTCCGTCTGCCATTTGTATACTTCGCAGTCGTGTTTTGGAGAAGAATGGACTTACATATTATTATATTATGTTATAACAATGGACGCACCCCCCGTGAATGTGGACGCAGCAGTCAAGTATTATGCCTCTCTCCGAGCAGCACAGAGACGCTACTACGAGAAGAACCGTGAGGCAATCCGTGCCAAGTATAGAGAGGCGCACCCCAACCCCCGTCCTCGTGGACGTCCCAAGAAAGTGGTCGCCGACCCCCCCTCTCAAAACGGAAGCGAAGGGGTTTAAATATAAAATATATACTATACAATAAGAATGACAGAATTGGTTCGCATCGCAAAGGGACTGAAGGCATCCTACAAGAATGCTCGGGACTACACACTGCCCCAAGCACTTTTGGAAGTGGAAAAGTATACGGACAACTATGAGGTGTTAAACCCCGAGTTCAACCGTGTCTATGGTGACATTGACAAGAAGGACTTTGAGGGCAGTGAGAAGGAATTTGAAGAGTTGGACTTGAAGGTGCGTCAGGCAGTGGAGACATTCATGGGCAACGAGGACTACTGCCTGATGACTGCCAGTTCTTACCTACACAAGAAGGTCAGTTGGAGGTTTGTGATGACCAAATACAAGGGGACATTGGAGCAGATTAAGAAATGGGTTCAGTTGAGCATTCCCAACATTGCTCTGCCCGAAGGTGTGACCTTTGACACGTCACCCTACGGCAAGAACCAGAAAATCCGCATGGTTGGGAGCAACAAGGACGGTGAGAACCGACCTCTGCGGTTGGTCAAGGGTGAGGTGTTGGACTCTCTCATCAGTTATGTGCCCGAGGACTGCCAAGCGTTGAATGTGCCGATGGAGAAGGTCAAGAAGAGCAAGAAGAAGGAGAAGACGGAGGAGCGGTTGGAGGGCATACTGCTTCAAAAGTTGGTGATGAACATTACCAATGATGAGAACACCGACTGGGAGCAGTGGTATAAGGTCGCACAATGTATATACAACGAGGGAGGTGACGAGGAGTTGTTCCTGACGTGGTCTGCCAAGTCTCCCAAGCATAATGAACGGGAGGCATGTCTCCAGTGGAGGAGTTTGAAGGACAAGAAGGCAGAAAGTCCGTTGACTGCGGGGTCACTCTACTACTGGTCACAGCAGTCCAACCCTGAGGAGCATGAACGCATCATTCTCGCACATTGTCCCACCGACAGTTATGCCTACATGAAGTTGGAGTTTGAGAAGACGCACTTCAAGTTGATGAACCCTCCTCGTTACATTCGGGAGGTGGACGGCGTCTTTCAATACTTGACCGACCATGAGTTGACCTACCTGTATAGAAACAAGGTGTGCGGTGATGAACCCTTCGTCACACGTTGGATTGCCGACAAGCACATTCGCACCTACGAGAAGTTGGAGTTCAGACCCAACCAACCCGCAAGTAAGGGGTGTTACAACCTCTTCCATGGGTTTCCGATGGAACCTGTGGAGGGAGACTGGTCTGTCATTCACGAGTTGCTGTGGGACTTGTCAGGGAGAGACCAAGAGGTGTATGACTACATCCTCAATTGGTCGGCACACATCTTCCAGAAACCCTACGAGAAACCTGAAGTGGTCATCATCTTCTCTTCGTTTGAGGAGGGTGTGGGCAAGGACACGTATGGTGACCATGTGTTGCGCCCTCTGTTGAGTGACGACTACTACTACACGACGGGTGATGCGGAGAATGATTTCTTTGGTCGGTTCACAACTCACCTCCAGAACAAACTGCTGGTCAAGTTGGAGGAGATGAACTATGATGTCTTCAACAAGTATGATGACAAGTTCAAGAGTTGGATTACAGCACCCGTCAAGTCTTACGAGGAGAAGGGTGTGCCCAAGGGTGCTCCCATCCAGTCATACCACAGGTTTCTCGGCACGACCAATGAGGCATGTCCCGTCAAACTGACCAAGACCTTCCGTCGTTACTTGTTGGTCAATCCCTACCAAGCACACGCAGGCAAGGCAGAGCATTGGGAACGCATCTACGCAGGACTGAAGAAGAAGGAGACGCTCCAAGCATTCCTCCACCACTTGCTCCACCGCAACATTGAGGACTGGAACCCTCGCAGAAAGTTGGAGACGGACGCACTCAAGGAGGCACGTCAAGCGCAGGCAACTCCTCTCGCAAGGTTCTTCCAGACGCAAGTTCAGTTACATGACGACGCAGAGACCCTTGCGTTCTTGGCACGGGAGTTGCTGGAGAGGGTCAATGCGGTCAGCAAATACCCCTACACACCCTACAAACTTGCCCAAGAACTCAAGCGGTTCCCCCAGACTGTGACGCACACTCGTCGGGGGGCAGAGTATACCTTCAATGTGGAGGAGTTGGTCACTCATTTGAAGGAGCAGAATTGGTGGGTGAATGGGTTTTAAAAGTCCGTCACAGTCCGTCACAATATTATGAATGGTTTGTTTGGGGTGTGTTTTGCCCCAAGTCCGTCACATTTTTGCCTCCAAATGCCCCTCCAAAGTCCGTCACAGTCCGTCACAATATTATGAATGGTTTCTTTTTTTACCCTTCCGACTCAAGTCCGTCACAGTCCGTCACAAGTCCGTCACCCGTCATTCCTCTTTCTGTTCTTCTCTCTCTTACCTATTTTGGTAAGGTAGGTATAATGTATGAAAAAGTGTGACGGAGTGACGGAGTTGACGGACAGTTGAGTTATGTTTTGGAGAAAATTGGTTCAACCAAAAAAAAGTGAATTTCATTTTGTATGGCGAGTGGAACAAGTTCATCACCGTCACCTTCGTCACAGAGGTTATATAGAAAAGGATTTACAGACACTCATATTCAATACTATAATGAAGAGAATAGAGTTCATCCAGATGGCAAAGCAACACCTACCAGCGTTGGACGTAGAGGACAAGTATGAGAGTTCTACAACTCCTATAGATGACCACTGGAAGCGTCAGGTTATATATTGGGGGGCAACCTCCTCCCTACCACCCGTGCTGGAAGTCATTCTGACGTATAGTCCAGACGGGTTTGGGAAGAAGTCAAACAAGAAGTATTGGTGTGTGTTTGTAGAGAAGCACAGGGGGAAGGAATGGTCTGTCGGTGTGCCCTTTCGGTCATGGCATTAATGCCCATTTTCTCCTCTATACGTGGAATAAATGAATCAGGAGGCATTGGACTTGGTGCGGAAGGAGAAAGGGTTGCCTCACAAGGACATTGGAGAACTGGTGGAACTCTTGGAACAAGACCTCCGAAGCGGTGGTGCGAATGAAGGAGACATTGAAGAGCATGCGGGTATTGTGGAGAGATTTCTTCACAGACGGTTCCGTCTGAGTTGGGATGCGATTGGTCGTCTCAACACACTTATGAATCATCTACAACGTGTAGCATCTGCGGTGACTCTTGTTCGTCTTATTGCGGACTTCCTCAAACAAGAAGTCTCGCCTTCTGTTCTTATGAGCATTGGAGGTGTCCTAACAGGTGTCGCACTTATTCTTGCCGTTATGGAACGAAATGTTCGGTTGCGTCCTCGTGGACCACCTGCGACTCGTGTTCCTGATGTCCGCCCACCAGGTTCACCCCTGCCTTTTCGGGCGACTTCACCACGAGTAACACCCATGCCACAAGGTTCACTCCCACGAGGTTCACCTGTGTCTATTGACATTTCACCCTCCCCAAGACCAGAAAGTCCGCCACCTCTTATGTTGGAACGCACAGGACAAGGCATACGACAAATGGAGTTCTAAGGCATTAATGACGCATGAACGTAGGCATCATCCCACTGAAGTCCATAGAACCACAAATACCCTTTGGAGCGCAAGAACTCCTTCATCTCTGTCCTGTAGGGTTCCACATAATTGTGCTCCACATCAATCCTACCGAACGCATACTTGTCAAAGTCAATGCCCTTTAACACTTCCAATTCACTGCCCTCGGTGTCCAACGACAAATACTCAATAAAGCGAGGCATTCCTGCCTCATTGAGTAGTTCAGTCAGGGTTGTGGTCTCCACTTGAACCAACGGACCTTTGCTGTCCTCCAACTGTGCCTTGTTGTCCCCACCCTTCAAGTCACTGACAATGCCTGAGAGCAAATCCCACCGCACCCTGTCATCAGGCACTCCCACTTGGAAGTCCAACTTCAAACCTGATGTAGAATATGCTGCCTTGGAGGAACACTGCGCAAGAGGTCGGTTGGCAACCAACTTGGGAAAGAGTTGCGGGTTGGGTTCAATACAGACACCCTTCCATCCATAGAACTCTTCCAGCATCTTGGTGTTGGAAAGTAACACTCCATCATTCGCACCCACCTCTACAAATGTGCCACCCTCCTTGAACTTGAAGAACTGCGCAATGTGTTTGTCTTGACCTAATTGGGAATACGACTTCATTATAAGAGGTAAATACTTTGTTTTGCGACTTATTCCGCAGTCTTCCTGTCCTCATGAAGCAGGAATGCTTCCGTTTCCGTCACGCAGTAATTTGGGTAGTTCTTATACAACATAACCCATCGTGAACCACCACGACGAATGGCACTGATTTCGTCCTTCTCAAGTCCCAAATAAGTCTTGAGCAGGTAGTTCAGGGCATGCGCACCTGTGGACAGAGGGTAGACAACAATGTGCGTCGCTTCCGTCAGCAGTAGACGGGTCTTGGAGTAGTTGGTTAGGTAGTGGGTCAAGCACAACATGGTGATGTTCTGGTGACGACCCATGATGGCAATGTCATCAATGAGTTGCTGGACTGCCTTGCCCTCCTTGCCCAGAATTGTGTCGTAGTCGTCAAATATTATTAAACTGTCCTTCAGCAAGTCCAAGTCCTTGATGGGTTCTGCTGCCAACTTGTCCACCTTCAACCGAATACACTTGCGACCCTTCATGTTGTCCAGCGTCTCATCCTCCTCCAGTTTGGAGACCAAGTAGACCTCACGGTCAGGAAACTGTTTCATATACCGCTCAGCAACACCCTTGGCAATGTGCGACTTGCCTGACCCCGACGCACCCGCAATATACCAGACTTCACGCTTCTTCGGGTCTTTGGTCGGGATGAGTTGGAACATGCTCCCCGCAGGCAACTTGACGTGCGTCTCTCCACTCTCTGCCCCACCCGTCAACTCCTCATACATGTCCTGAACACCTGGAATGCGCAACAGGTCAGGAGGCAGGTGTTCCATCGGCACTTTGCGAGCGTGTGCTTCTTGGAGGTGACGCTGGATTTCCATCACCTTGCGGGCAGGCAACTTGCCTAAACGGTGCTTGCCCAACTCCAACTCCTTGACTCCACCCTTGCCACCCGTATGCCCATCTTGGTGTAAATACAGCGTTTCTCCACCATAGTCACCCCCCTTGACCTCGGCAATGGCAACTCCAGTCTTGCCCTTGTCAAAACTCATACTTACCGCTGATGGCATTTGTTTCTACCAGAGTTTTAAACCTCCCGACTTCCTACGCTTTTTTCGGTCTGTAATCTGCGGAAAGTGGAAGTAACTTTCTTTCCTCCAGTGCCTTGCGAGTTTCCTCCTCCAACACCTCTTTTACCCTCGGCATGACTTTGCGTGGGTCAGTCGCACCATCAAATTCACCGTAGAACAACTTTGCCATGCGGTCACGCATCAAGTCCAACTGCTTCCGCTTCCTCTCCTGCGTCACAGCGTCAGGGAACTCTTCCAGCACCTCCAAGTCCGACACGAAGGAGTATAAGGCACCCAAATGCGAGTTCAAGACTTCCAGC